TACCCATACAACTTGTTGTGCATTGTTAAATTTTTTAATTTCTTTATTAAATTCTACTAACCATCTTTTACATAAGATAGCTCCTGCACTTTGTAGAAGAGTATTTAGTGCGGCATAACTATTTCTAACTTTAATATCTCTTTTGTCTAAACCTTTTATATATCCACGTTCAGCCGCAGACTGCACACCTTCAATAAGTTTATGCAGTGCAGGTAAGTTATTTAAAAATCTTTTTTTAATCTTTCCTGCTTCTTTAAAAGGTTTCCCTATTACTTCTGAAATTTTTTTCACACTTCCACCATATAAAAAGCAATAGTAAAAACGCTTTGCAAGGTCTCTACTATCTAACCCTGCTAATTTCTGTGTCTCTGTGTGTATGTCTCCTTCAAGTGCAACTTTGGTGTACTCACCATTGTCAAACTTTGACATAAAATGACAGAGCATCATTACTTCTAATGAACTTACATCAATACCAACTAATCGTTTACCTTCTGGTACTGTAAATAATTCTCTACACTCTTTACCATAAGGTGCAGACGTACTAACAACCTGTCCTAAATTTGGAAAAGAATGACTAGCTCTTTGTGTTACACAAGAGTTAGTATTACATGTGCCATGTATCTTACCATTGCGTTCATGTTTTAACCAAGCCTGTGAACCTGTAGCTATTTGTGCAATTCTTTTATTTAATAAAAAGTGTTCAGATAATATTTTAGCTTCAGGATATTTTAATTGAGATAATATTTTATCATCTAACTTTGCTTTACCATCTGAAGTAAATTCTTGTGCGTCCCACCCATACTTTTCTTTTAATCTTTCTGCTATGTGATGACGTGAACTAGGATTAAATACTATAACTAAATCTTTTAATCTTTTGCCTGTCTTTGTAGACCATCTTTCTTTTACAATAGGTTTAAATACTTTTTGTAAATCTTCTTCTAGCTCTACACTTCTAGCTTTTAATTTAATATATAACTCTTCAGCTTTAACTCTATTAAAACTAAATCCATATTGTTCTTGTTTAAATATTAATTGTGCTACTTCATGTTCTAAATCCATAGCTTCTTGTGAGTAACCTTTTTCTTCTATTACTTTGTATAATTTATAAGTTACCTCTGTGTCTTGCTTACAATACTCTAGCATTTCAGGTGTAAATGTTTGCCAGTCAGTTTCTAACTGTTCTTTGTACTCACCTATTCTATTACCCCATGCTTTTAATGAGTGTTTACCTATACAATCTTTAGGAAAGTCCTTAATTGAAAAGTCTTTATCTTTGATGTCTGCATAAAGTAATCTTGTTCCTACTAAAGTGTCAAAAATTTTTTGTCTAAAATTAAAGTTATATAATTTCTGTAATACTGGAATATCAAACTTAATAATATTGTGTCCTACTATTAAATCAGCTTCTTCTAATTTTTTAATAGCACTTTCATTATCTAATGTAAGTATTTCACCACTGTCTATATCTTTAAGTACAATACAGTGTACTTTTGTACAGGTGTGTAAAAATCCATCTGTTTCAATGTCAAATATATATCTCAAACTTTAATCCTTTTAACTTTTAATACGTTTACAGAAGGCATTGTTGTTATGTTTCCAACATCACCTAATGTTCCATTGTCTTCAAAATTTACATCTCCAACAATTATGTGAACATCTTTGTCTGCTTTAATTAACCAACCTGTTGTAATACAAATTGTAACTTTGCTATTCATTGCATCTTTAAGATTTACCCAACTTGAATTTGAGTTAATATCTTTCCAATGTACTTTTACAAAAGGTGCATTTAATATTTGTTTATTTATTTCTGGTAGTTTCATAATTAGTGTAACGTGTGTAGCTTTACTTGAATGTACATAGCCGCTTCTTCTCCTTGTATTGCCATATTAGTTAGAGCATCTTCCACCATTATTGCTGAAGTTTCTTTTCCAACATCTAGTGTAATAACTCTTTTGTATTTTTTAGCTTTTGCGATAGCTTCTAAAATAATAAATGACCAAGAGATTGCTTTATCCCTAGTCATTCTTGGTGATTTTTTAATAGTCATCTAAAACATCAGGAGATGTTTCTGAAAGACAACCAGTTGATAAATCATATAGTAGTGTCCCTGCGTTGCCTGTCTCACCGCTAAACCTGTTCTTTAAAATTGTAACTTTTGCTAATTTCTTGTCTGATTTAATGTCCCTAGATAAAGATAAAATTAAATCTGATAGCTGACCAATACTGGCACTACCTCTTAAACTATTCATAGTAACATCTTTTCCATCTTCAAAACCTTTGTCTCCTTCTGACCTACGAAGATGTGAAACTAATATTAAACCAATACCTGTTTCTTCTACTAATGTTCTTAATTTACTTACAAAGTAATCAATAAGTTTTCTTTCATCACTTGTATGTTCATCACCCAATGCAGATAAAGCCATGTGTAAATGGTCTAATACTACAAAGTCTACTTCACATGATTTTGCTAGGTATCTTATTTTACTTAATAAGTTGTCAGCGATTGTACTACCAAAGTGATTGTATAAATAAAAATTCCCATTACCAATAGTTGATTTAAAAGTTTCTTGAAGTTGTTGTTCACTTATTCCTTCTCTAGTTAAATGCAAAGGTTTCTTTAGGTGGACACCCATAATACCTAATGCACTACGTTTAATACTTTCTTCTAATGCGATATAGCCAACACCAAAACCTTGTTTCAATAAATCTAATGCAACATGACGACAGAAAGATGATTTACCTACGCCTGTACCTGCGGTTATAGTAGTAAGCTCACCTTTTCGTAGTCCATGTGTTTTAATGTTAACAGTTTTAAATGGATATTGTGCAGTGATGTAAGTATCTTCTTTCATTATTTCATCAAAGATTTCTGTGCCAAGTACAATTCCATCTGGTCTATATGGTTTTGCATTCCACATAGCTTGTTTAAGTTCTTCTGTTCTACCTGCTAACAGCATTTCGTTAGGGTCTTTTAAAGGGAGAGACGCAATCTTGGCTTTATTCGGAGTTAGAAGTTTAGCACATTCTACAGCCGCTTGTTGCCCTTGTATGTCTTGGTCATACATGAAGATTACGTTCTCATAACCTTCCAAGAAATCTAATGATTTTTGAATATCTTTTTTTGCACCTGCCGCACCAGATTTAATTGAGACTACGTCCCATCTGTTGTCATTAATCTGCGACATGGTTAAGGCATCTATTTCGCCTTCGCAAACTGTAATATATTTGCCTTTGCCTTTACAAACTTCTTGTCCAAATAATCCTGATTGTTTTGCTTCACCAATCCATTGAAAATCTTTTGAAGGGTATCTTAATTTTTGTGCTACTAACTCTTTGCTATCATTATAATAATTAGCAATATGACATGGTCTTCCAAACCATGCACCTATTTGGTAGTTATATTTTTGTACTGTATCTAAATGTATTTGTCTTTTGTTAAGAGGAAGCACATCTCCTTTAATAAATCCGCTTTCTTTTTTTGTAATAGTTTCTAATTCCATATTTGTTGATGTTCCTTTGGTATGTGTGTTGCATGAAAAGCACCACGAATGATTAGTATAAACAGCATTTGCATCTGAAGAGCCGCAGTTTTCACATGGGCTGTGATATAAAAAGTCTTCTTCTGTTTTGTGTTCTGTCATTGTAAATCTGTGAATATCTCTTGGGGATTATGTTTGTCGTAAGCAACACCAAATTGTTTTACTAATTTGTGCCACTCTTCTTTTAACTTTGGGTCTTTAGTTTTGTTATATAAAACTGCTTTTTCATTTGCCTTCCTAGACAAATTCTCTAATTCTATAATTCTCATTTAGGTAAAAATTTTTTAAGGAAAATATTAAGGCTAGTTTCAGTCTCCCTCTACTAGCCCTATGGGGTCAGTTTCATTGTAAGCCACCCCTAAAAATACGAAACGCCTCTAGCTATTTCTAACTAGAAGCGTCTCAATCAACAATCTCCTGTACATCAAAAGATATACACGAAATAGAGTTAGTTGCATTTCTACAACCCACCACCTCAACATTGTACTTCTTTTTCAACTTTTTAACAAGTTCTCTTAACGAGCTGTATTGTTTGAATGAGAAGTTAGTGTCAAGCTCTTGTCCATCTTTGCATAAGCCACCAACAAGGGCTATTGCTATGGAATTTTGGTTAGTAATCAAAGGTTGATTAATTGGAAGTATAGCACCAGACATTTCTTCATCTCTGCCTATCTCTACAGTGCCATCTCTTTTTATAATATAATGAAAAGCATTATGAAAGAAACCTTCTTTTCTATGCTTTAGTGTTATATCCTTTGCACTTAAATCTTCACTAGGTTTTGTTCTAGTAGAATGAATAACAATAAAATCTGTTCTTGCTCTATAATTATTATTCATTTAACCACTCCAATGGTATGTGTTTGTCTGCATATTTAAATTTGTATTTTTCACACCACATTGCATAAGTAGTTTTAGATTTTTTAGAAATTCTACTTCTTGAATTACTAAATATAATTCTAATGTCTTTCTCTGGGTGTTGTTCTTTAATAAGTCTCATCTTCTGTCTGTCCGCAGAAGTAAATAATCCTTTTGTTTCTATATAAAAATTGTGAGCTTCTAGGTAAAAGTCTGGTGTATAAGTGTGAGCTTTCTGTGGTTTGACATACGTCAATTTAACCTTCTCGTACTGATACTTTACTTTATTTGCATCTAACTCTTCCGAGATAGATATTTCTAAACCAGACCTAAACCCATATTTAAGACCTACTTGATTAGAAGTCAGCGTTTTGCGATTGTGCCACTTCATTTTCAAATGTCTTATCTTCTGGTGCTACATAACCATCTTTAACTTCTGAAAAACCATGCGAGGACGAACTTGCACCTGACCCTTCAACTAATTTAGTTATTTGCACTGCTTTTAGTCTTAATGAAACACCTGCTCCTGCCATAGCTGTATAGTATGGTATCATGTCCGCAGACGCTTTCATTTCACTTCCTGACCATACTTGATTGGTCATTGGTGTACCTTTGCTATCAAAGATTGGAACTTTGTTGTCAATGACATCTCCATTCTTCATTATAATCTTTGCTTTAGCTTTGAATTTGAAGATTATGTTTCCAGTCGGTTTCCCATCTGCATACTCTTCTTCAAAAGGTGTGTTTGCTGTCTTAATATTTTTGCCTTTAGATTTCTCTTTAGCCATTTCAACAGCTTTGGTTATTTCACCATTAATACTTTTAATAAGAGGTTTAGCACTATCGCCATCAAGTATTATATTGACTTTGTAGTGTCCATTATCATCAAATTTAGTATCTGGTTTATTTAACCAAGCAAACTGTGATACACCTACAGGTGTAACCAGTTTATTGTACGTTTGTTTGTTCATATTTCTCCTTGTTTATCTCTGTGTTTTCTCCATGTTGATTGTCTAATAGTGCAACTTTACTGGGACAGATATTTCCCACTAATTGCATTTTCTTCTTACCTATTGTGATTTCATGTTTGTTAAGTCCATCATGGTAGGTTGTTGGCAATTCAACCTCACAATGTGGAACTTTAACTTTTAGAAGCCATAACTTGCTATCTACCTTGAAGGTGTCTTCAAAAGGTAGAAGTAGCAAAGTCATTATTACATATTCTTTCATAATCCTATCCACATGTGCATAGGTTTAGGCAAAGAAAAACTTGGACTGATGTAGTAAAGCCAATTCCAAGTCGCCATTTTCAGGAACTTCAGGAAACTTTTTTACAGCTTCCTTATCTTCCACTAAAAGCGAAGCATCTTTTTTTAATTTGCCAAATAAATCTTCATTAAAGATTTCTACAAATGCTTCTCTTATACTTTCATTAAGTTTATCAATATCACAAGCATGGGTAGCAAAACTGTCATGCACATTACAAAAATTAGTAATACCTTTTTCTTTTGCAATATTAACAGTTCTAATCATACAAGCACTATCTAGGCTGTGAACATAATTAGCCGCCGCCGCATTACGAGTTCGTAGTTTGTCAGTACCTTCAGTTTCTTCTTTTATTTGAGGCATAATAACTTCTCCCATAAGATTTGATTTTATTCTTTTACTTTTCATTTCAGGATAGAATTGAAATACTGGAAATCCAACAGGTGTAGTCCAATGTATTGGCTGACCTGTTTTAGCAATAACTTTCGCTATGCCTTGTAAAAAATCCATTCCTTGTCTAGCTGACTTTAAGTTTTCACCTATACTTGACCAAATAATTTTAGACAAATAAGTAGCAGGTTTAAACATGTCATCAAAAGGGTGCATCTCACCTTTATCTTTTCGTTTAGTTAAATCTTCTACTACAAAGTCAGTACAAGAATATCTAGTAGACCCATAACAAATTGTCATAATAGGTCTTTTGCAAGTAGAACGCTTAACACCATATTGTAACCATTTCTTTGCTAACTCATCACCTTCTTCAGCTTTAATTTTTAAAGTTTTAATAACTTCATCAGCAACTAATTGGTATATGTCCTGTGGTTCATCACTAGGAATACAGTTAACTAATTTACCTGCAACTTTATCTCTTAATAAAAGAGAATAAATTTGAAGACCATTGCAAGAACCATCTACGTTTACTGGTATGTGAGAAACAAAACCATCTCCTGTGTCATGGTATCTTTTCCATTCATCACAAAAAGATAAAAATTGAAAAGGACTATCTGCGTCTTCCCATTGTCTATTACTTATTGGGTCTTCAGCACATAATTTAATCCAATCTAGGTTATCATAAGACCATTTTTCTCTATCATCTAATGAGACTTTATCATTACCCCACATGTTAGAACCATGTACAGCTAACCAAAAGACACCTCTATTTTCTTTAGTAATAGCTTTGCCCTCTGAAAAGTTAAGCAATGCTTTAGCACCACCAATAGATTGATAGTTTAGAAAAGCAGGGACACAATAAGCCCTACCTCTAAAATCTAATTGTAGTGGGAAATAGAGTGTTAGATATTGTACAAACTTTTGGGCTAACCAAATAATTTTAGCGTACAATAATCTTTTTGATACCATTCTGTTATTCTCTGTGTGAACAATGACACTATCTTTCTTAAACTTTTTGAGTGCGGCTTTGCCCTCTTCAGTGTCTTCACTTATATTGTGAGGCTTATTAGGTAATGGTATGTTTTCTATGGGTGGCATACCACCAATAGATATTCCTTTGTCCCAAGCATTTTGCATTACATTTAATACAAATCTATTAATTTTATATGCTGTCCCCTGCATTAAGTTAATAGCTTTAGTTACTTCAGGCATAGAAAAACCTTCTATCTCTTGGTTAAACTTCTTACCTTTTTGTTTAACTAAATCTAGGTCTGGGAGTTCATCAGTCCAATATCCATGACCAGAAATTTTACCATCTTCAACCATTTTTGGTGGCATAACCATCATTAAGTATTCAGGGTTTAATAGTTCGTTAAAGTCATTTCTGTTATTAATCCACTGTTTAGTCTTTTCAGTTTGTTTAATAACTTTAACAGTTTTATGCTTATGTTGTTCTTGGGAGATTTCAACAAGTCCTGTACTCTCAATAAGCAGACCTATCAATTCCATTCCAACATGCAGTCTTTCAGTGGTAGACCATTCTTCCCACTTCATAACGCTGTCTCGTTTAGCACTCTCTCTTAATTTTCTTCTTTTATAATTGTAATTCCAAGACCTTTTATCTAAATCTCTTCTTACAGTTTCGTATAGTTCAGGATTAAGAGCTTTAAAGTTTTTTAAACTTATCTCTGTCTCAACTCTTCCGCCAAGTGTAATGGCAGTAGCAGTAAGATTTTTAGTATGAGTAATAGTATTGATTACATGCTTTGCAGTTATCAACGCTACTATTTTTGGGTCTACTTGGGAGATATATTTTAAAGCAATGGGAGTTTTGGAATGAACATTTTGAATACTCTGTTCTACCCATTCTGCTATTGCGATAGCTAAAGGTCTTATAGTGTTAGCTACTATGACTTTACCATAGGAAGTAACACTTTCTTCGCCTCTATCAATATGTGAGAGACGTCTTTTGTTTGTTCTATTCTTTCCTAAATCTTTAGACATAGTTTCATTAAGGTGTTGGTCTTTGTATGTCGGCATTATTTCTAATATCTTCATTATTTATCTCCTTGATTGTTGATTTG